AATAACCTTCAACTGGAACTTGTCTTGCGCCAAGTTGACTTAAGTCAGTTATCCCTGTTCTTTCTACGATTCTTTGACCAATCTGGTTTAGCATTCCTTCAAAGCCAAACCCAGGGCCGCTACTTTTTCCAGGCTCCGTTCCCCATGCGCCGCCAGTAGACGTTGGATCAATCAAAGAAGCGGCTTGGGACCCTACAGATTTATAAGTGTTTGCCAAACCCGCTAGGCGATTTTGTTCTTGTTGGTATTCCAACGCTTCAGGCGTATTTGCAGTTCTTAGATATTCATCACGAGATAAATAACTGCCAGTTATTGGGTCTACATAGACTTCCCCCCCTTTGAACCTCGGGTCATTTCCTAACCCAATGTCTCCGGCGCTCTCTCTTCCCCAGTTCATTTTCAATACTAAGTCGTAAAACGGATCGTTGTTTATATTAGTAGCGTTAGTCGCCGGAGATGTCGCTTGAGTTAATGCCCCGACGGTAGAGCTTGTAGGCGTCGTTCCCGCAGGGATGCCTAACGCGGTGTAAGCCTCTTGGGTTGCACTTGCCGGATCAAATTCCGCTATTCTTGTTTTAAGTTGCTCTGGCGTGACGTTTTGCCCGAGCAGCGTTTTGATGTAGCCCTGCTTAGTTGCAAGGTCTGCGGTTGGGTTCCAGTTCAGACCGAAGACGTTATATCCAGCGGGGGCGGTTGTAGCCGTTGACAACGCTCCGGTTGGGCTTGCAGCAGGCGGCGTTTCACCTTGAAAATACAAACCTTGTATAGCCGCATCAATATCCGCCTGCCTTCCGCCGACCGCTAGCAGAGTTCTAACAGCAGCATCTCGATTCATGCTAGGTGCATAGATCTTCGCAAGCGAACTAATCGTACCCGGAGCCAAATATTCTTGGCCATAGGGATCATGAGTCTCTGATGCTAGGCTTTGATATAGCGCCATGCTAATTCACCCTCGGATTTACAGCGCCCACGACCGCAGCCGCCCAGTCTTGCCAGTCTTCAAACTGATAGGGCTCGGGGATAGCTTCGTTTGCAAACACGTCGATAGCTTTTAGCCCCGCCGCCCAGGACTTCCAATCGAGGTCGGGGGTTGGAACTTGAAGCTGCTGCGCGGCGTAAAGCTCGCACATCAGCGCCGCCCACGAGTCAAACGTATGATAACGCGGATCGTAAACAAGACCTACACTCATGTTGAGTAGCCTCTTACGTCGCCGGTGTCGGCGTCGATGATAATTTTACCCGTTTGATAATCGCCCCCGGCAACATTGCTGACAAACTTCAAACGCAAAATGCGCCGCTGTTCTTTCATATCAATTTTGCCGGTGTTTTGCGAAAAAGTGTACGGCCCAGTCGTGTTGTCAGTCTCATCAGCATAAGGACGACCGATTACATAGAGATCCATGTTGCCGGTTAGCAGGAAGTTCGGTTCAACCCGTTCAACGCGAGTCCATTTGTTTTCGCCCACGGGGGAGAAAGTCGCCGGGCCGCCAGCCACAACGCCGAGATCAGAAGTCGTGAAGTAGCTCTCAATCGCAAGTACCGTGATACCCTTTACCGCGTCTTTTCCAATTTCGTGTTGCCAGAGCGACACCTGCTGCATCAACGAGTCGACCGTGATTTCAAAATCAATACCTACGCCATCAAGTGTAGCGGTTAGGGTGTCGCCCAACGCGTAGCCACTACCGCGATTGTTTATCACAACCGTAACCACAATACCGTTTAGGACCGTAATAGTTGCTGTTGCGCCTGTGCCTGTGCCTCCGGTGAGGGCCTCGTAATTGTACGTTGCGTCGGCATAACCCGAACCGGCGTCCGTAATGCTGAACTGATTGATTGCGTTTGCTGTGTTGACCTCGTAGCCGGCCTGAACAGGAAAACGGAATACCTGCGAGAAGTAACCCGCAGAGCGTTGCGCTCCGAGAGCTTCCCCGGTGTCATACCAGGTGTTATCACGGACGTTGTAAATGACCGCATCAGTACATTCCGTAGCACTACCCCGAGGGTAAAACCACCAAACCTCGCCGAAACGAGGCACCTTCGTAGCCCAAACTTTTTGACGCTGTGTGTAGTTGAGGTTGTCAAAAAAGTGGTTCTGATTGAACGTGTTCGGGATCTCTTTCGTAACCCCGTTGTAAAGCAAAAACCGGTCAACCCCTGTCCAGTAATAAATGCCGTCGTACTCGATGACCGCCGAAGACGACAAGAACGAAGACTGACTGGTGATGATATCGTAACGCCAATAGGTCGTAGCCGCAAAGTTAGGCGTGCCCGCTACGCCCAGGGTCTGCGGCGCGTAAGAGACTCTTACAAGCGAATCCAATGACCAGAACAACCCTGAGGGAGAGTTCGAACCGCCCCGAACGGGCAAGCCCTGAAGGATTTTACCCGTTGCGGCGTTGACTCGGTTTGCGTCCGACGAAACCCAATCGTCAATATCACCCGCCGAGCAGTTCCAAATCAGACCATTGTTGCCGTAAACGAACACGTAAGGGTGAAGTGCCGCTACGCCACCCGAAATTGAAACCTCGTTATCAAAAGTCAACGTGGTAGTGCTGCTTACGGTGGCGTTCTGGCTCAACGTAATAGTTGTCGCAACTATCGATTGAACCGTTGTGCCTGCGGGTATTCCGTAGCCTTTAACGACTTGCCCCGCCGCGATTCGAACGTCAAGCGCCGCTAGGGTCACCGTGGGTGAGCCGCTCGTCACAACACAACCCGTAACGGGGAAAAGCCCCGCAGCCCATAGCGTTGTGCCCGTCAGTGGGCCGCACAAGAGCCGAGTGTTGGTTTCGTTGTCTATGCTTGCGAGGTCTTGAGACGGGTGCGCGAGCAGCAAGTTGTTGTTGTAACCTACGGTGTCTGTAAATGTGTCGAACTGCCATGAGTTCAGGTCAGAAGCTATGAAAGGCGAATCAATACCGCTCACCTGAAGCACTAAACCTGAACCGCCCCCGCCACCCAGGTTGGCGTCAGAGGCTGTCAAAAGCTCGCCTTCAACATATCGCACGCCGCCGCCAGCAACCGTAACCGAAGCCACAGCCCCGCCCGTCACCGTTACGGTAGCTATCACCCCCGAGCCTGAACCTGACGTTGTGTAGGTCAGCGGCACATTGTTGTAGGTGCCGTTAGTGTATCCTGAACCGCCATCAACAACGGAGACCGTCGTAGCCGGGCCACCGAACGAAAAGTCAACAACCCCCGAACCCACACCGTTGTTGTCAACGGGCACGACCTGAAGACCATCGTTATAGCCACTGTAGACGTTGTTGTAAAGATTACGCACCACAACAAAAACACCCCGTGACGGCCCCGCAAGTGAGCTTACAATCTCACGGTATCCGCCCATTTTTCGGGGTCGCGCCAGCTCGCCACCGAACTTCTGAAAACGCACCCAACGCCCATCGGTATAATATTCTTTGTCAAATATAGTGCCGTCTCGCTGAATGCCGGGCCGGGTGTCGAGGGCGAAGACTTTTTTAGTCATCAGAAAGATCCCCCGGATATACCCTCAGAAGTGAGTAGGAATTTTATAGTTCCCAAAATTGACAACCCGAACTTACCCGCGCCGGGGCGGAAAATGCCGGTGTTAATTTCAGATGAAAAATTAATAGAGGGGCTAGCAGCACTTCCGTTAACAATGCTAAATGAGGTGCCGCCGGCCTGTGTTGTGTTTGCGTTGAAAATGTTGGTGCCGTCACAAAACAACGACGCCTGCCCCGAGGCGGGAACCGTTGCCGTAGCGCCCCCGACCGCGCCGGTTGAAATGGTCAGCGTATAGCCGCCAGCCGAGGTCTGATTGCTTATGATGTAAAAGTTGATGACCGGCGGAACAATAACCGTAACGTTCCCGGTGAGTGTTCCGTTGTAAATTTGTATCGTGTTGGCCGCTTCATTAGCCGTCAGAGTGTACGTTCCGGAAGTTACGGTCTTTGTCAAAATGCCGTACTCAAACTGCGTACTTACGCCGTAGCCTACAGTGATGAATCCTGTGCCGGTTGAAACTATAAAGGCCGACTCACTAGGCGCAAACGCTTTTGACGCGCCGCCGTCAATCAGCTCAACGCCGGCGCAATTGACCGTGAGCGTGCCGCTGCCAGCATTCTTGATCAAGAAAAACCAATTGCTACCTACCGTAGCCGCCGAAGGCAGCGTGGTTGATGTTACGCCGCCTGACCATACGTAGGTCTTTGCGCGATCACCATCAACAAATGCCTGAGATGCGGTAATTGACGCAACCGGATGGCTTTGATTGAGCGTGAGCCCCGAAGCCAGCAGGCCCGCTCCCGCCAACGTCGCCGCGTCGGCTGAAGACGTGCCCGTGCCGAACTCAAAGTTTGACCACGTTCCGTACTCATCGGCGTTGTCTGTTAGGTAAATGTATTTTGCCTCGCCGGAGGCTATTGCAACAATTGTGCTGTTGCCGTCGTACGTTTTGACCGTAAAAGTTGACCCACCAGTGTTTTTGATCAGAGCGTCCTGCCCCACCGAGACCTGATTCGCCGGGGGCATACGTAGCTCGTAATTACCCGAGGCATCAACATCCATGATTCGAGCAGCCGGTGTCTCGGTAGCTTCATTGCCGTTGATGGGCCAGAAAAGCTGAAGATTTGCATCAAGCTCAATTTCGATGTAAAGCACATCGGTCGGCTGAATGACGTCTCCTGTGAACGGGCTGATATAACTCATAATTTTTAGCTGTCCGAGGCTATGGCTTGACGGTCGGCGATGCGTAGCTTGTCCTCAGCGATGAGGGTCTGCATGATGACGTCGTACTGCGCCTGCCACATCGGGATGCGCTCGTCGTTTTTCAAAAAGGGCATCGCCTGCAACAACGATCCGTAAAGCAGCGCTTGCGGCGCGTACTCGGTGAACCAGTTGGTTTGATTCGAAGAGTCAAGCGGCTGTGTTCGCTCGTAATAAAGTACCTCAAAACTATAAGCCAAGGCGGGTGTTGGGGCTACAAACCAATGCGTATAGTCATAATCGCAGTAAAATTTAGGCACGTCGGTTTGCGTTGAATCAGGCCAGTATTCGCGTAAGTACTCATATTTCCTAAGCAGAACCGGGTAGCGCTTTCCGGCCACCGTGACGTTCATACTCACGGTTTTGTGCCACCGCGCCGGTTTATTGATCACCGGGTTTGAAGCGGTCATGGTGCTGGTCTGAACCGTTAAGTTGCCTAAGAACTTTATCTGGCTCGCGATGACCTGCTCGGCTAGTCCGATGAACGTAGGAATTCGATCAACCGTTGCGGTGTCGGTGCGTTCTAAGTACTGTTGAATATCCGTGACCAGATTATTATAGGTCATTGCGTAGGCGGGCATTCTCTCACCAACCTTTCTTAGCTTTAGCGCCGGCCATATTGGCTACGAGCGACGGGTATTTTGTGCCGGTGCGCTTGGCGAATGCTCGGGCAGCGCGTTTCTGATTAGGGCTGAGGCTTTTAGGTTTGCCGAGCGATTTGGGGCGATCTTTTTCCCAGACTTCTTTCATAGTTCGCTCACCTCATTAAGGCGGCCTCAGCCGCTCTGCGTCTGGTCAATCCGGGCAGCACTCGGCCCGCCGCTTTGTTCCACTTCATACATTCGTCGGCCGCACCGCCCCAGTCTTTTGAATCAATGCGCTTTTTGAACGTTGAAATACGATAATTACCCGCCCCGCAATTATAGACCCAACTCAGCACCGAGGCAACCCTTCTTGGGGGTTCGGAGGTAATTCGAGGTGACATTTTTATCAAAACACGTAAAAAGTACTCAATGTGATGGTCGAGTGCGTCCTCGCACTGTTCTATGGTCCATGTCGTTCCCGGCTGAATCTCCGGCCCCGTAGCGCCCCAGCCGATCGTCCAAGGATGTCCACGGGTTCCGGGATCGGGATAGGCCGTCACGCGGCCATCAGGCAAGCGCTTTGCAAGGCCCTCAAAGGGCTTGATTAATACATCCTTGCAAAGCTTCGTCGCCTCTTCATTCATGATTTTTGATATT